GTAGAAACACCTTTGGCCACAAAACCATCGGGAACTGTGCGAGTCATATCGTGCTCGGGCGACCAACCACGTCTTGCAGCGTTCTTTCTTACGTTAGCAATGTTTGCTTGTATATTTCTAAGGCTAATACCTATTAAATCGGCTGCTTGTTGTGCTGTTTTAGTGTCAAGCCTAGCCTGTACTGCTCTGCGTTGCGGTTCTGACTCACAAAATTCTAGTAAACTCTCACTGATCATCGCCTAATTCCTCCATGTGTAAGTTATTTGCGTGCGAAATTAATGTTGTTAAGTAACCGATTGCTGTCATCATACTTTCATCGTGCGGATTAAAACTGTAAACAAGTGTAGTCTGCTCATCTTCAACAGGACCAACCGCTAGTAGCACAAATTGTATCGGATCAAATTCAACTGCCTGCGAATCCCTTATTGCTTGTAGCAAGATTGCCTCAAACTCACTCAAGCCATCAAGATCAATGTGATCTTTAAGGTTAATTACGTTAGTCATTGCGCTTTACTCCTGCATTCCATCGGTCCGGCCAAGCGGGACAAGGCCAGCCAAGCCCAGATAGCCACTTGTGCAATATGTTGTACACCTTATTGTGCTCATCTACCGCTAAATCCTCGGTAAATGCCTTTCTTACCACTGCCGCTTGCACTGGCTTCCAAAGATTTTCTTTAACTGTTAGCTTTTGCCAAGGTATTTCAAAACCCTCTTTCATCGCAGCAAGGACAACACGCTGATCAAGGCCAGCATCGTTTAATTCCTCGGCTAATAACCCGCACCATAAGTGAAAAGAATCCCTTTGCGACTTGGTTTTTGGCTTTTTTCCGGCGTTAATCGCCGTAATTGTGACCATATAGCCTTCTTCGTTGTGCTCAATCGGTGCGTTTAGAATTGCTGCGTGCAATTGGCGCTTCTCAGCCACTTTAAATTCAATCAATTCGACCACCTCCTAAGTAAGACATAAAACCATCGGTAGTCTGAGTGCAAGCTAATTCCTCGTCCGATAGCGATGTAGGCTCATTTCTGCGGCGCTTAAATCTCTCTATATCTTGCCGGTGAACACCTACAGCTTCAGCTATCTCTGTGTTTGTCATGCCAGTATGGTCCAGTAGCTTTCGTACCTTCTTTTCCATTCCATCGTTAAAATTCATAAACCCTCCTCCTTAATAACTCTTTTAACGTAATCAGAATCAACTCCGCAAACTTCTGCGTGCCAAAGTTCTCCATCAAGGTAGCCTTTAGCGTTATTAATCAGCTTACGCTCTTCCTGCGATGGTTGACGCATCATTACTTGGTCCCAATTGTGCTTATCAATTAAGGCTAGCTCGATAACCGATAGCATCAACTTCCTTTCTGGCGATGACCAGCACTCAGAACTATGATCGTAGCCAAACATTGGCGCTAATCGTTTTACAACAGAGTGAATCTTAATGAAGTTATTTCTCCACTCTAAGTTTTTAGTCTTCCCTGCTCGGCTGCTAGTAGTCACAGTTTTAAATTTCGATTCCATAGTTGCGTTACGATCTTAGTTTTTTGTGCATCCATATCCAGCGTGTTGATATGCCACCCATGCACATTAGTATTTTTAGGCAGCGGTGCGCTGTAAACTAACCCACCATTTTCCATAGACCTTAAAGCCCTGTTAATATCACTTGGGCGCTTATCCATAACGTCCGCATATTGCTTGGCAGTCTTGCCAGAAGTTTTTTTAACCAGCTTATAAAGAACAACTCGGATCGGATCGCTCTTAACTGCATCGTATCTCTTTTGATGTATATTAGTAATCACTTACATTCCCCTCTAAAGGCATAGCCTTCCCCTCTCTACTTGTAAACTGCATACTATCTTTGTGAAAGTATAACCCAAAATCTAACTCAGTCCCATCTTGCCGGTTTTTAACAAGTTTTAGGTAAACGTCTGGCTGGTTTAAGAACTTCTCATCAAAGGGATAATTGTTATCCCTCAGCGCCATCGCTTTCTCTCTAGCTTTATTTCTGAACACTACAAAAACCTTATCTGCTAAATCAGATATTTCACCGGCACCTCGAATACTAAACTTACCTACCTGCTCATTCTCATCCGAGCCTTTGCGCATGTGGCACACTAGATGTATGTGCATGTTGTACATTTTAGCGGCTGCTCTCAACTGATTAACAAACTCACCTTGAGCTGTGTAGTCCTCACGACCAACGCCGCACATGGTTAGACTATCTATCGCTAAGTGGTTGATGTCAAGCTCTTGTCCAGCATAGTGTACAAGGCCCAGTATACGCTCTTGAGGAACTTTATCCAGACAATCATAGATATGCCCTACCTCTTTCATTCTCTCCAACCAACCAAGTGCAAAATCTTTAGACGGAGAACAGCCTGCTGCTTGCGAACACATCCATTGCAGCGTTTCTTCTGGCTTCATTTCCATCGACGCTACCAAGCACCTGCGACCTCTAGCCATTAAGTAAGTAAAAACATTACTCAACAAAAGCGTCTTGCCGTGACCATTGATTCCTGACCATATTGATAGCTGGCCTTGACCTAATCTCACAGCACTATGAGTCTTTGACCAAGGCAGTTTATCGCCAACTAAACCACTACCACCCTCCAATTGCTTCAGCAACCTATCGCCATAAGAATTAAATGCGCCAATTTCTTGACTCTCTTGCTTTCCAATAAAACCTAGTAACTCTTTATCCGTAATATCAATCTTCTGCATTTCTCTCTCCTTAAACCCATATTGATGTTTCTTGTGGCCCACTACCGCCTTTTTTAATCGTTAATACATCCCACTTATCCCTTAACTTCTTCGGACTCAGGATATTTGACTTCCAAAAATCATCGCTATTGGCAAACCTAAATAAACTTAGTATCTCGCTATGAGTACAGTTATCTTTTTCTCTCATCAACCTGATCTCATTAGCCCAAGATTCCATAGCTGGTTTTCGATGCTTTGGATTCAAGGTTAAGATCAAATTGTAGATCGTTTCTGCTGTTTCAAGATCACTATTTTCGTAGTGTAGGTTCTTTTTAGGTTTACTTATAGGTTTGTGTCCCATATTTGGTACTGCTTTTGGGGAAATTTGGGCCACCCCCCGTCCCATATTTGGTACTGCCTCTACCGCAAGGAAATACTGATTACTGGAACCCTCAACCTTAATTCTACTAAGCACTTCTTGTTCACTTAAAACTCGCAAAGCCTTCAGTACAGTTTTTCTATCTAGCGATGTCTTTCTTGAGATGTAATTCACACTAGGATTACACTGACCTGTATCACCATTATGACAATCTGATAGGCATAAAAGCACTAACTTCTCAGAGGAAGGCACTTGTATACCCCAAGCCCAGAATGTCGCCTGTGCGCTCATACAGAGCCTCTCAGCGCCATAAACGATGCTAGTTCATCGTTCTTATCTTCTTTTGTCTGCTTCAAACCTTTTTCTCTCCTGCTTTGTACTATATCTAAATGCAATTCGTGATAACCAACGGGTTTTATCCTGCGTTTGATGTGACATTCGTACCCATCGTCAGGAAATAACTCGTGATACTTCATTCCAACGCTATCAATTACTTCATTAGCACCACAACCAGACCAACACTTGATTAAGATTTTGCCATTGTCTGCTTCATCGATACAAAGTGAGGGGCTCTTATCATCGTGTGAGGGGCATAATGCCACCCAACTTCTAGTGTGACCTTTTCTAGCCTTTACTTCCTTGGCGTGATTGAGCTTTGACACTAGCTTGTCTGCTGACATACTGCACTCCTTAGCTCCTTAACTAATTTAAACTCTCTAGCTCTAGTGTCAGGAACATCTTCTTTCCACTGATAGACAGCCTGCACCTTACAGTTAAAGTATTCAGCCACTTCCATAGGTGAACCAAAGAACTCTACCAACTCTTCGTAACTTACTTTCATACATACCTCCAATTGATGTGAGCGGTGAATGTAATCCAGCTTACATAGAATAGCAAGCGTTTTATTTATTACAAATCGTTAATTGTTTTTTTAAATAAATTAAACTATAGTTCGTACTCAGTTCTGAGGAGGACAATCACATGAATAACATTCCAGACAATCCCGCACGAGTAGCACCACCAGAGCCACCAAAAGGTTTTTCTATTGATGAAGCTAAGTTTGATTTCTTAGAAAGCTACTTAGACTCAGATGATTCAAATACTCCGTTCCATCAAGCTTTAGAAGATGTCGTTTTTGGAAACGATTATCTTCATGCTTGGTTTCGTAAGCTTTATACAGCAAAAGGCGATGAAGTAGAGCTAGATATGAAAGATCTCTTAAAAGATGTTGTGTCTGACTATGTTGAGGAGAATTTATGAAAGTTAAAAATCTAGCAGAGAACGGTCTTACTGGCTCTGACATTGGTGACGCTATGTCTGCCCTAGCNCAAGAAGGCTGGCTTGAGTATGACTTACAGACGTCTATTAGGGCATATATGCGCGCTAATAACTTTGAGCATGGCTATGCTTTTGTGAAAATGATAGAAACTATGGCATTAAAAGCTTGGCGTGAAGAGGTGCAAGCGCAGGCTAAACGCCTCAACGCTGATAAGGAGTTACCATTTTAATGACTCCTATCGAAGCAGGCTTCAATCCGGTAAACCATGAGCACCGAGGTGTTAGATATGAGAAGCATTCTAGGAAGTTAAGATCTGGAACCAGTCGCTTTATATCTGATGCAAGTTGCCTCAAGTGTGGATCT